GTCTTTCTGTAATGCGACAGCATGCCAGCGTCTTCAGTTTTTCTATCTGCAAAGTCGTTTATATATTGCTGTGCTTCTTCTTCAGTATCGAACTCTGCGAATGTGCCTGACTCAATGTTATCTGCGTTTAAGCCTTTGAGTGTAACGTAGTATCTATCTTTATCAACGTACTGCGTCTGTCCATTAACATCATGAGAGCCTGCACCAATCTTTCTAATCTGTAAATCTTCACTCGTTGTATTTTTATCGAAGTCACCACTAAAGTGTCCTTTTTCACCATGATTAAAATCAGTGTTCAGAATGACTGTTTTTGAATTATCTTTATTGGCATTTAGGTCAATATTACTTGTGCCATAGGTACTATATGTGTCTGTCTCAATAGTGCTGAACTGAAGCAACTTACTTTCCATTGCTTTGATAAATGCAGGAATGCTAATCTTTTGAGCATCTTTAAATTCAGGCATTTCCATTACTTGGCTAACTAACTTTTTGTCTCGCTTTGACGCTTGCTTTAAGCCACCAGCTAACAAGTTATCAAAGTGTCCACGCTTAACGTATTCATTTTTTCCTACTTGTTTTTCAAGATAGTTAATCATTCGAGTGGTGAATCGTCTGCCTTCTTGCTGGTAATTAACATCGCCATTGTTGGCTTGTGTTTTTAGATTCCGATTAGGTTTAGCATTAGGAGACATTGCCTGCCTATAAAGACTGCGAACCTTGTTAATTCTAAACTTATCACGCTTGAATGCGATCATAGCTTCTTTAACCCACTGGTAGAATCTCTGTGCTTTGTTTCTAGGCTTCTGACCATTAACAAACCACTGTGCAAATTCTTGTGCCATAACTTCTTCAGCTTGAAGATCAGTCATATTGGCGTTGCCTTTACGCTTCCTAATTGCATTTAATGCGTCTTGTAGTTTAGCTGGTTCAGCTACTTGAGCTAAGAATCCATGAAATGTTTCATGTGGCAAGGTGGTTTCATGTGGGTTATTTACAAAGCTAATAACGCCATCTTGGTATGATCCTAATGCCTGCCCACCTTCATGTGTTAATATTTGCTCAACCTGATTAGTCTCTAAGTGTTGGAAGAAAGGAATCTTTTTAGCCTGCTCAATCGCTTCGTCTGCTTTAATTCTATCGAACGCAACAAGGCTTTCAGTGCCAGTACCAGTGCTATATTTAGCGTCTGTTTCTATTGCAGGCTGTACCTGTATTTCTTCAGGCTGTACTATTTCAGTATCGGGTTCTCCGCTTCCTGCATTACTATTGTTACTAATAATTTCAATCTGATCTAGTGTGTCATATACGTTGTCAATGTCTGCGTTTGCAGAATCATCCACAACAGGATCTAGGTTTACATCAGGGTTAATGGTTGGCGTAGATGGATCGACTAATGTTACATCAGGATTTGGATTAAGCAGATCTACTGCCCTATCATTCAAATACCCCTGATTAACTTCGGTATTTTCCACATTGCCTTGAATTGTATCACCTAACTTATGTGCATCTGATTTTAATGTCTCGTGAACTACTTGACCACCTTTGTAACCACCCACTGGTGCCGACATAAATAATGTGGCAAAGGCTGTGACCTTCTGACGCTCTACTTGAATAGCTAATTTTTCTTCATTAGTTAGTTCAGGGTTGTTCAGTTGTTTGTCTAAATCATGCGCCCAAGCGTTCGCTGTTTGGCCAAGTGTAGCCATCTGCTCACCACCAAATTCTTTAGCAAGGTACTCAGCAAATGCTTTTCCACCTGACTGTTTAAAGGTTCTGAATAATGGCCCCATGCCCCATTTTTCTGTTGCGCCCTCAATGACACCATTCACAGTACCATATAGTGCTGACTGAGCAGGTGACTTGCCATCTGCGCGAGCATCACCATACGAGTTAACACCCTCAAAACCTGTGAACATGCTAACACCTAATGCTGGGTTGATTGCACCACCTATCAAACTCGCACCAGTAATGGGTGAGCTTTCTATTGCACTACGAAAACCTTGTTGTGCTGTGGTTAGGTCTGTGGGAGTTGAATTTAAAGTACGCTGTTCAGAAGCTTGAATCTTTTTAATTTCATCAGCAATGAACTTTTCTCTGTTGTAGTCCTTCTTATCGACCCAACCATTAGGAAGTATCGAACTTAGCATGTTTGTTATTCTAGCGTCAACTTCGTGAACATCTTGGTTTGACATGTCAGCGCCCATTACATCAAGACTGTTGTTAGCCTTGGAGAATTGCTCACCTACATCAAGGCCATCTATTGCTTTGCTCAACCAGTCTAACGGGTTATCTAAAAAGGTTTTTTCTCTAGCTGGTCCTTCATATACAAGGTCTTTAAATGTGTTCTTTTTTATTGGACTAAATTTTGGTGGCGTAGGTATGCCAGTAAAAGAAGAAGGAGCTTTAGAAGACTTAACCTTTAAAACAGGGTCTTGCGCCCACAAATTTAATGTTGCTGGTTTGTTGTTTCCCTGAATTACAGGGTCTTTATCCCATAGTGCCATTATTTTTTCACCCTTATATTGCCTTGATCATCTACATACTTAGTGCCAACGGGCAGACTTAGATAGTCTGCGTCATTGTTGATTACTGGTACATAGTCTAGTTCTTTGTCAGATAAGAATCCAAAACTTGCATCATCATCAAGCTTTAGGCTTTTGAACAAAATCTCTCTTGTTTTCTGTATTGCTTGATCGTGTGGTACATTCTTGCTAATAAGCGCTTGATACACCTCATTCGCCTTGTTAATAAACATAGCTCTGTTGTTTTCGTCATTAAATTCATCAGTTCCATAAGTGGACTGAACAGCTTTATTCATTATATGATTTATATCTAACTGACCACTAGGCTGATCTGTTGCCCCCATATTTACTTGAGTGACTTCACCTGAGTTCTTATCAAGTAGAGACGATCCTGTACGTGTACCAGCGTCATCTAATGTCGGTATGACAACTCTATTGTTTGCTTGGGGATCTAATGCTTTAAGTATTGTTTCTAAGACATTCAACGTATCGCCTTGATATTGCTGGCCTTTATAACTAGCCACACCCTCATTCATGCCACCTTGAGCTTGTATCAAAGACATTAGCGCATCTTTCATTTCAAGTTCTGCGTTCTTAGTTGGGTCATAACCAACGCCTGAACGCATGCCATACATATTGTTCTTTGTTGCAGAACTTAGGCTTGGGTTGTTCATGAATGTATCAAAAGCATTCGTCTTGTTCGTAAAGCCTTGATTTTGCTGTTCCATTCTTGTGACTTCTAACTTGGCTTTTTTCAATATATCAGGATTAAGCAATGCGTTATGCTGGAACTCTTGCTCTTTGAGTTTCAGTTCGGAATTTTTCTTATCCATTGTTTTTTTCTTTTGGTCAAATTCGCGTTTCCACTCAAGTTCATCGTTGTACATGCTCATGCCATCATTCATGGCCCCTAACATGGAATTAAAAATACTGCTACCCATTACATTCTCCTAAAAAAAGTCTTTATAGTTTGGTTGCGATCCAATAGTAAACCAGTCATCTGACGATACATTTCTACGCGAGCCATTGTTATAATTAATATTGTCTAAACTTTGCGAAACTGGATTTGCTCTGCCAGTCTTTGTTGCCATATCCACCCATCTAGGCAAGGTTTGCTGTGGTCCTTGCTGATATGACTGAGCAGGACTTGTCTCTCCTGTACCAGTGCTTAATGCTTGACCTATTAATGATGTTGGTGATGATGTTTTTGGGGATAAACTAGACATGTCTAGGCTAGTCTTCTGCTTCATCCATCCTCTCATTGGTTGTTTCATTTTTTCTCCTATCCGAATGGTCCACCCATTGCATTGTAATTATTAAACAAGGCGTTGTTGCCACTGACTAAATGTGATTTATCAATAATAGGTACATCTGTTATAGCACCTGAACCATCATTAAAACCACCAGTACCATACATGCCCAATCCTTTAGACAATAACATCAAACCTTGATCGGGTTTAAATGCGTTATTGATCTCAGTTTTAGATACTGTATTGAAGTAGTCACGAGCCAGTCCACCTATAAGGTTTTGTTCTTGTAAATTTCTTCCAGTGTTAACCGCTTGGTCTTTTCGACCAAGGTATGGCACTTTAACCTTCGCATTCAGGTTCGCTTTGTTATTAGCACCAGTTAGTATCTCTTGTATCTTTCCAGTTAACGCATCTGTATAAGCATTATTACTAACGCTACCTTGGCTATCATATTTATCAACATCTTGAAAGTTGGTTACTGAAGCAATAGACTTAATAACTGGCGCTAACTTGTTCTCTAAAATCTCATCTTGAGCTTCTAGCTCCGCAACATTTTCATAGTTTAAGAGGTCTTTCTCACGCAAGAGTTTCATCTTGTCTTGCTCCTCTAACATCCTATTGTTTGCTAAAGCAATTTGCGCCTTACCTTTCTCCTCAGCTTGCGCTTGGGCATAGCCTTGTACAAGCATCGAAGCAATGATTGCTATCCAATTCATAATTAACTCCTAAGTGTTAGTAAAGTAAGTCTGACCAAACCTATCATCATCGTCTTCAGTCTGTGCATTTTGGTATCGTTGATTGCGATTGTAAGCTTTCCAGTTATCAAACATGTTATCCCAGTTCTGAGCCACGTTACTCTCATTGGCTTGGTTGTAATTCAATAGCATGTTATTACCTGCTGACGTTAAAGCACTCTCTTGCTCAAGACCACTCTGAACAGAATTTACCAGTGTTGACCTAGTTCTCTCATCCGCGCCTTCTAAGTTGTTCTTTTGGGTATCTGCTATATCATTTGCACGCTGAATATTGTCTGTATAACCCTCAAGAAGATCGCCTGATTTATCAACTTCAATGCTAGATCCAGTTAAATTATTTCTAGCCAAGTTAAACATTAAATTTCTTTTTGCGTCTCCATAAGACTCATCAAGCGCTCCTTTATTTAAGTCATAGACATTTTGCCTATGGTCAGCATATTGTTGTTTTCTCCCATCTGTGCCGAACAAAGCATTAACAGCATCAGTACCCTGTCGAATCCTTTCTTCTTTTTCTTCTTGAAGTCTTTTCTGCTCAGACGCACCACCATCACCACCACCAAAACCCAATTGTATTGGTGTTATCAAATTCATAAATAATTTATGTAAGCTAATCATAATTCCATTCCCATTGTTATATGTAAAAAATCCCACCCTTTCAATTGTTTTTCCCAGCCTTTCCTGCCGATAAATTCAATTCGTTTTAAGCCTGCTTCTTTTGCCACTTGTGCAATTTTGGCTAGTGCTTCTTTTTGATAATCACCCCACTTGGACTCACCTACGTTGGCTAAAGTGAAAATCCTTAGAATATCGTAGTGGTTGTAATTAACAATTCTTGTACTGGCTAGTGCCACCCTAATGTCTTGATCGACAATAACTTCCCAAATATGAAAGTGTTTTGAATCGCTCAATACACGTTTTAGTATATCGTTTGCTGTCCACTCACCTTGCGAATGAACCAATGCTTTATCTAAATGCTGGCGTATATCTTCCCAATTGTCGATACACTCATCTTGACTTAGCATTCGTATCTCAGTCATTTATAAAATACCCATTGAATCAAAAGTAATATTCACAAGGTTTAATTCCCAAAACTGGTCATTATTATTAATAAACTTAGGCTGAACGTGTGTTGCTACGATTGGCAACGCAACCATACCCCTATCTCTAAAGTCTCCTGACACTGCAATAGAATGCGTTGTTGTTTGACTCTCGATACCAACATCAAACTGAGCAGTACAATCGCCTACTTGTGATATATCAAAGGCATGTATTTGCTTTAAGGCTGTATTGGCTTTAAAGTCTAGCTCTGAAAACTCAACCAATGTTTCGTAGTTAGTGCCATTATCCGAATAAACGCTAGAGCTTGTTTGATAAACAGATGTGCCACTCTTAAATGCCACCTCATTATTGTGCATCATCATGTCATCAATGGTAAAGGCATATTCGTAATACGACCAAGCTGATAATTTAGCTGTCTTCGAGAATGAGTAAATCCACACTTTGTTGCCAATTGAACACCAAAATTGACCATCCTTATGATTGTATAAACTAATAGCACCTGCCTTATTTAATGGCACAATCAGCTTATCAATTGGAGATCCCACATCCATATCAGCCAGTGACTCAACATTATTCTGTACTGCGATAGATCTAAAACCTGATTCACTCAAGAAATACAAGTCACCAGTTACATTTGCCAAAGACCTGTGTTCATTAGAGCCTTCAAAGATGGTTGACCTATGACTGGTTTGTGCTGGATCGGGATCAACCGCCCACTCTAACGACCTGTTATTGTGCATTACAATCAATGCGTTACGATATTGACTTAACGCTGTTACATCTGTTGACGTGTCTGTAAAGTTGCCTGTTGCAATAAAACCTGCGTTATCAACAGTATTCCAATTTCTTGGATTGTTAACCTCACTAAAACGAACAATATCACCATCTTTAGCGTAAATCTTAGAGCCTGCTACTGTAAATATTGGTGAATGAGGACAATTAGACTCAAAGGTATCAGCATTGCCATCTAGGTAGTGATACTTACTTACACCACTCCAATCAGCACACACGAAGATAAAGCCATTGAACAAGACTGCCGAATGAATATCAGTTAATACTTCTGCGCCATTAGTGATTTGATTAAAAGTTACGCCATCAGGAACAGTGACAGTTGCTGGGTCTTGAGAGCCAAATATCTGCACAGAACCATTCGCACTATACATGCCAAACGTATCGATCGGCACTTCGCCTAAAGAGATCGTGCCTTTACGCTTAGTGATTGTCTTACCTGTGTTGATATAGGCATTCTTTAAATCAACCAAACGATTGGCACTAGATACTGACGCTGGCTTTCTAACGTCTATACCTACTGACCATTTATCTACTGTTAATGTCTTCATTTTCTGTAATATCTCTTTTGTCCTAATGAAGCATCGCGCTTCTTGTCTAACTGAGCTTTAAACTGCTGTTGCTCTGTACTTGAGTCCATCTTGTAATGGTTCTTCAAGTCGATTAAAGCTAGGGTAAATACAATCTCGTCATCGAGTGATAGTTGTTCACCATCTTGAGTTAATGGCGCAGGCTTTTGAAAATACTCAAACCTAATTACATACGCCTTATCAGGAATAGGGTTAACCATTAGCTGACCATCAAGCACGTCATACTTGTTTGGAATAGATCGAACCGTATTGTTCTCATCAATGATGTTAATTCCGTTTTTTAATAACTTGAACTTGCCATCAGCACCTGTAATAACAACATCAATAATCTGACGATAGTCGCAATCATCAGGGAAGTCATACATGACAGAACCAGCTACAACATCCTTATTAGATACTTTACGATTAAGCAAGAAGTCATATTGAAAAAACAGTTGGCTCTGTGCATGCTCAATGATTCCATTAATTAAAACCTTGTTGTTATCGTGTCCTTGAGTATCAGAAAAGCCTAATCTAACTAATAACTCTTTACGAACTTCTTGTAATGTCTTCACTACTCCCCCTTAGTCTATTGGTTGCCTAAAAGCTTTTGTAAAGCCATGTAGTTTTCCATGTCTGTTCTTGGTTGTTCAGTATCAAAATCAGGCTGAGAATCGAACCCCCAATCAGCAGACTGTTCCCTTTGTGGTCTCGTTACTCCTTCTAACTGCCTAATACCTTCCATGCGCTCAATACCAGTGTCTTGGAAAGATTGTTCAATTTGACCACGAGTTAAAGAGCCAAGGCCTTTTTGGATTGAGTCAAACATTGGCGATACATTATGATATTGATTATCAGGCACCGTCTCATAGTCAGAAAGATAGTCAAATACTTCTTCCATTTCTTTAGGTTTGTACTTAGGGTTGGACCTACCATCCATGCCAGTTGGTAAATTCCCCATCTGCATAGTGTCTGCATAATAATCATTCCAATTATCATGTTGCAAAGGCTTCCACTCAATTGGCGAAATAAGGTTCTTAATCAATATGTCGTGAATCTTTTGATCGTCAAGCTGTCCTAAGTTCTGCTCAATCTCTAAGAATACATCTGCATCATAAGCACCATCCCAAGGAATGTTCGCATTTATGGCTATTAGTTCTGCCATACTGAGAACCTCATCCATGCGAGCGTTATTAGGATCGCTTTCATTGTATTGTGGCCAATCACCTGAAGGTCTTTGGTCTTGTTTAAGCATGTTAATCACTGATTCAGGCATACCGCCTTCATCCTGAACAGGATAACCATCAAGTAACTGCTCTGTTGTTACGTTGTACTTATTTTTCAAAGCATACAAGTCACCCATATTCTGAACCGTAGATAACTCAGTCAGCATATTCCTTTCATTAGCACCATTATCAAAAGCACTCATTGCATCAAAACCCATTTTTATTTCTCCTTATTCTTTAAACACTCACACACACAAGGTTGAGCTTGTGGCATCATCATTTGTTGACCCATTCTCATAGGCATATTCATAAACTCATTAAAAAACGCATAACTCGCGGTTGTAATTGTTATCCCAATTGTTAAATACAACACAGTAAATTTATTCATTCTTATATTTCTCCTTCGCTTTAACGTAACCGCGTTTATTTGCTACCCAAGGCGCTACAATTAGCGATATAAGTAAGAATGCTATAAAGCCAACTACTGACCAAACTATGCCCTTTTCAAGCACGTATGCGACAGCTTGCTCTTTTGTCTTAATATCAGCTACATTTGCTTCTGCTGGGATAATCTCATCGTAAGCCATTGATGTTGCTAGGTTAGCTATTGCAGGCATTGGCCCTGCTACAACATAAGCAATACCAGTCGTAACACCTGTCTTGCCAATATTCCTTAACTTCAAGCTTTCACACCCCCCTAAAAAGGTTACTATTACTAAAATTATTAACAATCTAACTCTCATGCAATAAAAAAGTTAATTGGTAATACCCAAGGATCAGGCAAGTAAGCAAGCCATCTACCATCAATAAGCTCGACCCAAAACACTACTTACACTTGCCTATCTTTCTACAAATCCACATCAACCAGTTTGTTATTGTCTTGCTGGTAAAGCGACCATTCTTTTCTCTTGGCTGTTTCATTGTTCTAACGTCTTTCTTTTTCTTTCTTCCATAAGCCACTCAAGGTATTCATCATCGTCATACATTGGTGTAATTCCCTGTGATCTGTCGTTATGTATGTAGGTCTTTGGCTTCTTCATTAACTCATCTAAACCAAAACCTTTACTTTGTGCTTCCTCTAACGCTTTAACAATCCATTGAAGTGCTTCCATCAGTCTCTATCTCCTAGTTGTCTCATCTTCTCTCTCTAATAATTGTGTAAATCTCACTAAGCATTGTTTTAATTTCTGCCATATCGGATTTATAGTCAGCCTTCAAAACATATTCTTTAGGCATCATCGTCTGACATGTGTTCACCTTTTCTTCAAACGCCCTTTGGTCTTTAATAATATTGCGTATCACTGACACAAGAATTGGCACTAATATGGTCATCAAGCCAACAGATATGTTGACCAATATATTTATAAAATCCATTAAGCATCCTTGTATATAAATCTGTCTAAATATTCTTTTTGGCTGATTAATACGCTAGTGTCAAAGTTGCGTATCTCGTCCATTTGCTGTTGTGCGTTAATCTCATCAACATATTTGTACTTATGTTTATTTCTTGGCTCAAAGTTAGTGCCACTGAATGTAGGTAGTGATTGTGGCTCTTGCGCTTCAAAACCATCACCAGCAGGGAAATACCCATAACCAATAAGTTTTGCTATCCAGCAATTAGGAATAAACAACACATCCTTCATAGGTGGTAACAATGCCTTCTTACAAGTCTCAAGCCACTCTTTCATACGTGCAGTGATGTGCGTAGCTTTTCCTCTTGACTTCCAAAACTTTGAATCTTCCCTATGAGACAGATAATACTGGGTTGATAAAAAATCCAAGGTATCTGATAAAGAAGTGCTGGTTATATCGTTATAAACCTCTTTACTCATGCGATTATTCAACACCTCGTGAATGTTATAAACCGAATGCTGAACATTCATAATTAACGTAGCTTCCATTGGCTCAATAAATCCAGCCGACAAACCAACTGCAACCACATTCTTTGAATAAGGCTCTGAATAGTGACCAGTGTTCATAGGAATAATAAAAGGCTTAACACCCTTAACTCTGTCACCTATCACTTCTCGCATTTCAGCTTCCACTTCTTCGTCTGTTATAAAGTTTGAGTCATACACATAGCCATTAACCATAGTGCTATACAAAGGAATATTCCACATCCAGCCAGCGCTCATTGCTTTTGCACCTGTACGTGGGTTCATTTCTTTATGAGCATCAATATAAGCTACTGGCATAACCATCGCCTTATCGTGCGTTAAATACGGTTCTAGCGACTTTCTAGGTGTATCGCATACTTTGTCAATCAATAGACGTTTAAAGCCAGTACAATCAATAAACAAGTCTGCTGTATGCTTTCCACCTTTATCGTCAATCAGCATCTTCACGCCAGCATCATCGTGAATGACACGATCAATGTGTGCTTTAATGTGTGTCACTTGGTCTGAGAAATGCTCTTGTAAGAAATCACCAAGCAATCCTGCATCTAAATTGTACGCGTGTGTCTGAACATAACCACCATAAGACTTTGTGGCGCGATACACATAAGCATCCTTTCCGTCTTTAGTTTTGTTAATCTTACCTTCATCATTCATGCCAACGTGTGCTGAGAATATGCAAGACTTATAAAAATCCTCTCTTGATAAATCTTGTTCAGCTCTTTGCTTGTTCCAATATGGGAATTTATTTTCATCCACCTCAAAACTATTCCACCAACGAGAGCCTTTGTAATCCCAGTCATCATACAAAACGCCAAGCTTATAAGTGCCATCCATCTTAGGTAGCCAGTAAGATTCATTGGGATAACCAATATCATCAAAGAAGCGTTTTAAGTAAGGTGTTGTTGATCCGCCAATAGTTATTTTTCCAACAGTCGGAGACTCAATAATAGTTATGTCGTATTGCTTACGAGAAGCTAAATATGAAGCACACATCCAGCCAGCGCTACCACCACCCACAATTGTTATCTTCTTCATGTGATATTCCTCACAATAACGATCAAAGATAATAGAATCCACATCGTATTAAACGCCAATAATGTTGGCAGTCCTTTTCTCATGGATGCCCAAATAAGCAATGATGATGTGACCAATGTTGCAAAATGCAATTGCCAAATCTCTTGATGGAATATTAGTGCTGGGATAATAATTAACGCTTTAGCCGACCAAGCTAAAAACTCAATAATGTTGTAATCAGTCCAGTAGGATTTATCAAGCCACTTATTCATACACGTGGCAACCCTACCCCAACCAATGATTGAGTAAAGTATTGTTACACTTGCAATGAATAGTATTGAGACTGTCATTCTTCCCTCGCTAGACAGCTTCCAACTGGAACGCTATTCATAAATTTTGAATATTTGTTTTTGATAGTTTGATAGGTATCACTTTTAAATGAAGCAATTGGCTTGTCTAATAGCTGGTCTGTTGCTGGGCAAAACACCAATTCAGAAGCGCTATTGATATACATAAACATCTGCATCTGCGCTGGGCAATGAGCATTCACATCACCATCCATATCGGGGTCGTATGACTGAACAAAGGTAAATCCAAGCGCACTAGCTGAATCTTTACATATCTCAAATATCTCTTTAGCTTCTTTGTCTTTACGCCACTTATTACCCTTGCCTGTTGTTTCCCATACTCTTAAACGAGTAACACCAAAGTCTGACAGTTCTTTAAATATGCTGTCTATATCTTTCAAGTTGTAAGCGCCAACAGTCACTGTTCCTACTGTTTCAATGCCCACCTTGATAGATTGCTTTATTGCTGTTACTTGTTTAATGTACGAGCCTAATACTTGATGAACATTGTCATGTCGTTTCGAGCCTTGATAGTTGAATTGAATCTGACTAACACCTAGTAGTGCTAAATCTTTTGCCCAGTTGCGAGTCCAATCACCATGCGTACAAATATGCACCATAAAGTGCTTGGTAGCTTCTGATACCATCTGCAAGAATTGTGGATGCTCTGTTGGCTCGCCACCAGTAATACTAACTTGATGAATACCCATCACCTTTAACTTAGCAAGCACATTCTTAAAGTCGTTAAGTGTCATTTCTGAGTTTAAGTCCTCATTAAAACCACCATAGCACCAAGCACAACCATGAGAGCATTTAGATGTTATATCTATATACCCCCACTTAGGCGTACCATTAAATTGGTCAACCTTTTGTTTAGATGAATAGGACTTATCCTTTGAGAAACTAACTAGGCACATCTTCTAATTGAGTGTAAACACTCTCATCACTGGCAGTGCCATCAGCGTAGAACGTAGTTGCCGAGAAGCCATTAGAACCTAGGAAATCGTAAACATTATCGGTATTAGGCATTACCCCATTAGATGGATAATAAACTGTAAAAGTGTCCTCACCTATATAACTACCAGTACCCGCAATAGGTTTATCAAACTTTATGTTGTTAATATTGCCAACATGATAGGTCTTAACTTTTATCACACCTTTATATATTTTAAAGGATAGTAAGTTCCTGCAAGATGGGTCTAATACCACATCTGATAAATCCACTGGGGAATTGGAAGGTTTTTCATTTACATAAATACCGAAAGACCCGTTTTCACCTACGGATACTCCTAATATTTCACAAGTAGGTGTATAGATACTTTTAATATCGTTAAAGATACTTTCGTATTCAGCCAACCCTTTATAAAACTCTCTTTTTCTTATCTTTTTATTTAAATATACTATCATGACCATACAATTCCATAATAAGGACCTGTTCCGTTTTGTTGAGTTAAATGAATTTTATCTGTTAATCCATTAGTAACTGCTTTCCATATAGGACCGCCAGGGTCTGTCGTATCAAGGGTTAAAGTCGCTTTGTTTTCACCGTTGGTATGCGTGAAGCTTTGATGGTCGTTGTAAAACGACTGAACAGTTGACCAAGTTAAAGCTGAGGTTGCGCTTTGGTAAATACGCCTACTACCAACAACATAGTTTTGCCCTACAAAGCCAGCATAATAATAAAATCTTGAACCGGGTATTCCATACCCCGGGTTTCCTGCATCATAATAATACCAACCCATAACCCTTTGATTAGTAACGACACCGCCCGCACCGATAGTACCTACCCTATGTAACTTCCAAATGGATTGCATATCAATTGTGTAGTCTGAACCCCCCATAATCCCTAAAGACGCAGAAATGGAAACATTTATACCGAGGTGATACCCATTACTATCACTGAATGTTCTATTGTAAACTGTTAAACTTTGGGTCAAAGCTTGACCAAAACCAGAACTTACATATGTATAGCGATTTTCATTGTCGTCATTAGGGTTGTAAATGTAGTTTACCGACCTAGCGCCAGTCCAAATACCACTACCATTTAGGTTAATAGCGCTAACAGTTGAGCCATTAAAATTACAAGCGCCTACATTGGACAGGTCTATACTTTGGCTCATACTATGTTGTGATGTTTAGGGTTGTACCACTCATAGAGAATGTTGCACCTACTGGACCTTGAGCGCCAGTGCTACCTGCTGGACCTGTACTGCCTGTACTACCAGTGCTACCAGTGCTACCAGTTGATCCTGTACTTCCAGTTGGGCCTGCTGGCCCTGTGCCACCTGTGTTACCAATTGGGCCTTGTGAACCAGTTGCACCAGTGTCTCCAGTTAAACCAGTTGGACCAACACCACCTGCTGGGCCTGTCGAGCCTGTTGAGCCAGTTGAGCCAGTATCGCCTTGAGGACCTTGTATGCCTTGAGGCCCTTGGTCTCCATCTGCACCAGTAGCGCCTTGAGGACCTGTTGATCCCGTACTACCTGTACTACCTGTTGGACCAGCAGGACCTGTTACGCCATCAGCACCATCAGCGCCAGTAGAACCTGTCGGTCCAGTAGAGCCAGTTGGTCCTGTATCGCCAGTCGTACCAGTTGTTCCTTGAGGTCCATCGTTACCAATTGGACCTTGTGGTCCTGTACTACCAGTTGGACCAGTACTTCCTGTACTTCCTGTTGGTCCAGCAGGACCTGTATCACCTGTCAAACCCTGAGAGCCAGTTGGTCCTGTATCGCCCTGAATGCCTTGAGGTCCTGTTAAGCCAGCGTCACCAGTTGGACCTTGTGGTCCAGTAGAGCCAGTAGCGCCTTGAATACCTTGAGCGCCCGCATCACCATCAGCACCAGTAGAACCTGTTGAGCCAGTGCTACCTTGTGCGCCTGTATCACCTTTGTCAGCTAATAACTGCCACTCTAAAGGTTGTGCTGAAGGAATCGAGCCTAAAACTGGGTTTGTAATTGCTACATAAGAAGAGCCACTGTAAGCTACCGAATCAAATGCTTCATAGTCAACAGCAACATCCCAATCGCCTTTCCAAGCCATTCTTACTTTACCTAAATTTAAAATACTCATATCGTTACCTCTAGCTCGCCATTGGCGTTAATATTAAAATCTTGATCGTTTGCATTGCCATAAAACTCAACTGTTAGTTGACCAGTGGTAGCATCTAATTGGAATCTACCGAATGACAAACCTAGTGGAGATGTGCCTGCTGGACCTTGAATACCTTCCGAACCTTGTAAGCCTGTAAGACCTTGGTCGCCATCAACACCTTGAGAACCAATTACACCTTGGTCGCCATCAACACCTTTGTCACCAGTTGGACCAACACCACCTTGAGGACCACTAGGACCAGTAGCACCTATAACGCCAGCCGAACCAGTAGGTCCTAATGGGCCTGTATTACCTGTTGAACCAGTGTCTCCAGTTGGTCCAGTTGAACCTGTGTTACCTTGTATTCCTTGCAGTCCAGTATCACCAATGACACCCTGAATACCTTGGTCTCCAGTAGGACCTTGTAAGCCATCAACACCCTGTATTCCAGTAGGACCGATAGGACCAACATCACCAGTCAATCCTTGTGAGCCAGTCGCACCCGTCGGACCTAATGGACCAACATCGCCTTCTACACCCTGAATACCTTGTACGCCCTGTGAACCAGTAGCACCTGTTGGACCTAAAGGACCATCATTACCTGACGGACCTCTATCACCAGCAGGACCTTGAACGCCTTGAGGACCTAGCGGACCTTCATTGCCATCAGGACCTTGTGGACCAGTGACACCAGTCGGACCTGTTGCACCCACTGGACCTTGAGGACCTTCTGATAGTGAGAACTCCAAATTGCCTGTTACAGCATCATAAGAGACTGAACCAGCCTGACCATAAGGTAAAGAGATTAAACTAGCAGTTAAGCCATATAATTCAGCTCTAACATTAGTAGCTTCTCCAGCTTTAAGGGTCGCTACGTCTGCTGAATCTTGAGCGATAACCGCATTGGCAATAGCCGACACTGCTGAAGCTGAAGCTGAATCAATACCTGACTGCAACAAACTACCTAAAACATCGTCTTTTAGCTGGTCTGACCCAACTAATTCATTACCTAATTGACCATCATCCTTTTGGAGAATGTCAATATTTGTCCTGATTTGGTCAAGCGTTATCTTTAAATCATCGAACTCACGATTTAGCTCTGTGCCTTCTGCATTAAAGTTTTGAAAGTCTGAATAGTCTTGCTGTCTTGTAAACTCGACTGGTTGTGCCATACTTCCCCTTGTTTAATGTGCGCCCAAAGAAGGCAGGACACACAACTGTTACGACAAATTACCTATAAATCCGTCTTCAACTTTGATGATTG